TGGCAGATAATTTGAGCTTTAATCTTTAAGATAGCTGAAGCGAACTTAGCTACGTCATCTTGGAATGTCTTTAGACGTAATGTAGCGTATTGACCCTTGATCTGTTGAGCAGTAGCCGTTTCAGAAGCCACAGAAGCACCACGGATAATGTCAGAGATGCCTGTAATGTCATAGATTTGTTGCTTAACTTGGTTCATCGCTTGGTAAGCTTGACCCAATGCCTCAGCAATAGGACGAATGTCTACTAAACTGACTGCACCATTCATTCCACCCTTCTCAGAGAATGAGGAATAATTCTTAACAGGAATCAGAGTATTGTTATCACCCTCTGTAAATAGACGAGCTAATTCAGGAGTTGAGGCATCATATACCCCACGTACTTTTAATGCGTTTATGAGCCCTTGTATGCGGTCTGTGAGTACATCTAACTCACCTGCTTGGTCTTGGTATAATGTAAAGTCAGGAACAGGTACAAGAGTTTCGTTCGTCATTGTAGCGAACAAAGGTTTAGGACAAGGCCAGAAGCCTTCAATGCCTAATGGATCGTCATGCTCGTCAACAATCTTACCGAGTGAGATAGATAACCAGCAAACCTTCTTGGTTTCTTTATTCCACATCTCTACGATCAAGGCACGTTTACCAACGCCCTCAGTCTGCTTCATCTTTTGATCATCAGGACTAGAGTCTAGTGGTATCTTGTCAGCCCAATCAGGGAAACGATCACGTAGCATAGAGCGTGTCATATAGACCTTGCGCCATACCATTGTCACTTCATCCCATGAACGTGCTACCTCATGGCCAAAGTCTTTCCAGTGAACATAGTCCACAGGAGTTGTTTCAATGTCTAAATACTCGTTGTCACTATCGTCAATGTCATCCTCAGAGATAGACTCAGTAGCCTCAGACTCCATTGTTTCAATGATAGGCTCGTAACGTATCCAACTTACACCACGACCACCTAAGAAGCGATCGTATACACAAGCCGTTAGTGTTTCCTCAAAGTCATTAGAGTGAGTGATCTCAAAGTCTAATGCTCTCTCAAGTAGCATGGATGCAACACGGCCCACAGGATCATTATCCTTAAACCTACGTGATACATCAGCCTTTGGCATACGTGAGAACGTAGCAGCCTTCAATGTTTGTACGTTAGACCATAGAATGTTGTAGTGAGATTGTGAAGTTGTCTGCATCCTATCGTCACGATAGCGCTTGATAATCTTCTCTACACGACCTTCCCAGCGTTTGAACTCACGGTCATAGGTTGACATGACGTCAAGATAACGCTGGACTCCTGGGTCTTTAATCTTTTCAGCCATGACTTATTCCTATTAACCGAAGATAACAGTAGCGTTAAGTGTACCCGTCACTACAATGTACAAGCCTGCACTAGCAGAAGCTGGGATTGAATACCATGTGCCAGCAGTAGGAGTTACAGTCCCCGTGATAGGTGCTGAAGTAGTTGTAGTAGCTGAGTCATAGACCACAAATGTACCTGAAGTCGTTGTAGATACAAAGATACCCAATAAATCTGTAGTCACAGGGCTTACGTTGCCCGTTGCTGTAATTAGTTTGTATCCACCCGTGTTCAATACGTTAGCCATTGTTATATCCTTCTTTGTGTTGTTGGAGTCTTAGACGTCCATAAGTCGTTTAATGTTACTTCTGTTTCGCCTACGTGTAATCCAACAATAGGCTTGTCATCTAATTCTTCTGGTTTAGCTTCTTCGCGCCAGTTGATCGAAGCATAACGCATAGAATCGCTCGCATGAGATGTCCAATCGTGTCTAGGTTTATCCCTAAACATCTTCTTGTCATCATCCCACTCACGTTGATATTGTTTCAACGCTTCTAAGCCTTCATTACAACGCTCTCTATCGAACCATGCCCTAGGAAACATCTGCCGAGCAGCTTGTATGCCGTCCTGCATAGATAGACTAGGTGTGATTGCCATCTTCTTTAGGCTTAAATGTTCTGCTAGCATCTCAATGACTGACTTACCACCAGAGGCTAATGTCTTGGCCCTAGCATCATGAGGCAGATAGTGTGTACCGTAGTTATAGGGTTTACTTAGAACTTGAGCTGCGTAATGATCAATAGACTTACCACTAGCAGCATAATAGTCAATGAAGTGAACTTCTCCCAATACGACTTGATAGAACCATATGGCGGTATCATCAGAATAACCCAGATCCCAAGCAGTATGAACAGGCACGTACCGATCATATTCCACTCCAGTAACTCGTTCATCTTGCTCCGCTTGATATAGTTCACGACCCCATATAGCACCTGGCAATGCAGCATCAAAATCACATTCCATCTCTTGACGCCAAGCATCCTCAGATAGTTCAGTCTTTAATGATTTAATCTCTGACTCGGGTAGTATCCCTGAATCGTCTACAGTAATTTTAAGAGCGAGCCAGTCATCAGAACGAGTGGCTCTATCGTATACTTCCCAAAATTGATTACGCCCTTTAGGAGTACCAATAATGATAGCCTTTCCTTGTCTGTCAGCAAGCGCTGGACGAACAACGTACTGAAATACAGTAGACTTCCAGTCACCATACTCATCACATATAATACTGTCGAAATACAGGCCACGAAGGCTATCAGCATTATCAGCACCAAATAGCTGAATCCTAGCACCGTTCTTAAAGTCAATGCGAAGCTCTGACTCATTAACAGATATACCATCAATCACCCTTGTATAGTGTTTAACGTAATCCCATGCTACTGACTTGGATTGTTTGTAGAAGGGTGCAATGTAAGCACCACGAAAGTTAAGCTGTCTTGAGGTTACAGCTTCTTTGATTAGTTGATTGATACAAGCTACTGTCTTGCCAGCCCGTCTATGTGCTACCACTACAGCCCAACGCTTCTTACTATTGTGTAATGGTTGAAACGCATCACGTGGCTTATAAGGGATTATTACTCGTCCCATGCGTATTGGTTCACATTAGCGTTCATATCAACAGTTTGCTCGATAGCCTTTAGATCAGGCAGTACCTTATTTAATAGCTTTAGTCTTGTTTCTGTCTTGAACTTAATTGTTTGTAGCTCATCATTGGTAATGACTGAGTCTAATGTACTATGAATGGCCTCTATGTACTTTTGACCTTGCAAAAACTCCCTTAACGCCTCTTGTCTTTCTTCTCTACGCTTATCTCCATAAGAGATACCTGAAGTGTTAGACTTTTCTTTTGTATTCAAAGAGTTATTTTTTGGGGCTTTCGTGGTCATATATGCTCATAAGAGTGGTCTTATGCTCCATAATAGTTATAGATACTTAGCGATCTCTGCTACGAGTGCTTCTGCTTTTAGTTTGATTGCATCTACTTCTTCATCTACCCATTCAGCGAATGTAGTTTCAGCGTTAGCTAATGCACCTTGTAAACCTGCTACTTCTTGTTGAGCTGCATCTAATTTTGTTTGGATTGCTTGTTTAAGAGTTGCCATTTGTTTTCCTAGTTGGTCATTAGCGCTTTGGCTAGTTTTTGAGGGTCTTTCTTTACACCTTCAGAAGCCATTTGCTTGGCTTTGTCTTGAGGGATCCCTACACGTTTAGCTATAGACGGATCATGTGCAGCGGATTGAAACAATCGTTCCTGAGCTGGTGACCAAGGCATATAAGTATCCTATAAAAAAATGGACTAGGTTTTTAGGCTAGTCCCGAACTCACGGAGATGAGTTAATCATGATATTTCATGTTGTATAGACGTGCGAAGTCCAACTGTTGTGAATGATACCACACTTAAGAAAAAAAGTCAAGATATTAATATAGGTTCTTCTCTGTCAATCTTTTTTGTAACATGACCAACGCTGAATCATAGTAATCCTCTAGCACCTTAATGTCTATCATAGACTTTTGGCCCAAATAGATAATATATATTGAAGTCTTTTGTGGCGTAGGCAGATCGTCTATTACTTTGTCTACTATTCTAGCTGAATCACTATCTACTTGTTTTCCTAAATCCTCAAATGAGTTAAGCCCTCCAGTCATGAATCCAGTAGACCTTGTCTTGTACCCTAGTCCGCTGTTGTGTGACTTCATGTAATCTCTCCACAAGTCTAGATAATAAATTACTTTAGCGCTATCCATTAAATGTAATCCTCGTATTGTTCTAGCATCTGATGAACCTTATCGTACTCAACTAATACCACCTTACACATTCC